TCGTAGCAGATCTCGTAGCAGATCTCGTAGAGCAGTTTTTAGTGAAAATCATAGAGCTCCTGGCGCAAGTCGTAGGAGATAAACTAGGCGTGATTCGCCCAGAAACTATTACCGTGATGTAGGCATCTAGGCTAAGTTAGGCACATTCCGTTAATCCTCAAACAGCGGGTTCGCAAGACCATTCGCGAAGCGAAGCCAGTTGATTTCCATACAGAACACCCTGATTTCCCAGTCCTGTTGGGTCAAAATGCCACCTGGATTTTTGATTTCCATTGTGAGTCGCATAGAATTCGTACGAGAAGCATTGATAGAGCCTGTAGGTTGGTGTGTCCCAGGATTTTCCGCAAAGGAAAGGCCGTATACGTAGGCTGAATAGGCCGCATAGCCGCCCCTATGTTTGGAGGCTATATGTTGTCGGAAATACTGTTCGTCAGCCTCTATCATCGTAATTCCGTTCACCTGGAGTTTTGCCGCGACGAGCATGGGTTGCGTGAAAAAGGCTTCTGTCGGTGTTAAAGGCCACTCGGACTCCACACGACTCGTATAGTTTGTCCATTCATTGTTTAACCCAGTGGCCTTACGCCGAATAATCCATATTATTTCCTCTAGAGGATGATTCGCCTCTAGGGGTAATTGTATTGTCACAGTGTCCGCCGCCGTATTCTTGGACACCTGATATTTCGTGGGCTCATCAAACGTAAAGGTCTGTAGTTCCCTGTGTAACATCTCAAACGGTTTGCGGAGCAAATGTTGGCGGTATTCACCGTCAAGAAGAGCCCCGTGTGTGACAAGAGCAACGGACTCTAGTAGAGGTATGGTGGCCGAGGTGGTGCGCACTCTGTCAGAAAACTGGATGCGCCGGTCCAAGGGGACTTCGTCGCATGACGCCCGCGCCCCCGAAACTCTACGGACAAGCTCGGAAAAGGGGCGGAGCGTGACGAAAATACGGACGGCCCCTTCTTTGGCCCCAATGAGCGGTAGGGCCTCCTGGTATTTCACACGACCAAAGAAAAAGGGAAGAGGGCAATGTACGTATCCATCCTCTGTGGGAAAATTCCGTACACTGCCGGCAGTTGCAAAGTTTCGTAGCGTCTGTATGGGGATCTTCGCAAGATGGTCGTATGCAATTCCGAATTGCGTATTGTAGTCTGTAAACAAGGTGGCGAACGTAAAGATGAAGTCGCCGTCAATGGTTTCCAGGGTCTTTCCGTCTATTTCAAGCTCTGCAGAAGCGATACAGGCGGAGCCGAGTGAATTTGCGTATTCCCATGCATCGGCTTGAGGGTTCGTATAAGTAATTCGACCTGCCTCAAGCTCATAAAGCGTATTGGAGTCGAGCCAGTGTCCGAGTTTGATTTGTAGGGCTGCTCCAAAGAGGAGGTCACCTATACGAAGAGAGCCGAGATCGAAACAGAAGCGTTGACCGAATTCGGCGGGGCCACGGAATAGAGTGGTTTGCACGTGAGGAATAAAACTGACAGTTTTGCGGTTGCGATCTTTAGAAAACCACGATCTGTTTGTGGTGAGCGGGAAGAGGTAATTCTCTTGGGGGTCACGATCCGTGAGGTCCAAGAGTGTTGTAATTCCACCTACGGGGTTCATACTATGTTATGAAAGTATTCTTTTAGTGGCGTTAACATCTAAGTAGTTGGCGGTAGTCAGCATCACAATATTTTTAACCTATGATTAGATGAAGGTAAAAACAACTAAAATAAAGGGAGATTTTCCACAAGTAGAAGTGCACTTTATAAAGAATAAGAACTACGAGTATGGTGCGTGGAAGTTTGCTAACGATACGTATCCCAACTATGATATTTACTTTTGCATACAAGACTCCATCGTAATAAAAAAGAAAGTTCCACTCTCTATTGTGAATGATAAGAATGCCTATATATTTTTTCATAAAAGTGGTTACATTTTAAATATGGGTGTAAAGAATATCGGAAAGGCGAATATGAATATTGCAGGTATAAAATATAATAATATAATTAACTCACCTTTCTCTATTGCGCAACATTGTTCATTTATAGTGCATAATAATGTTATGAAAGATATATTTAAAACATTGGTTTCGCCTCCAAAAAATAAGCGGGGTTCACGTTCCTATGAGAGGGTGTTCGGTATATATTTCATCAAGAAAAATATAGTAACACATGATTTGCAAGAGTATTTTTCAAAAACTTCTGTAGGGAGAACATGAATGGCAACAGAGAGTATCTTCAGTTGCTAAATGCAACGAACCCTCTATTATCCTCTATCTTATAGACCACCCACGAATTTACAATGAGGTTGAGTTCCACCGTTTTTGTATCGAACACAGACGCAATATTTGGATATCGCAGAAAGATGCTGAAGGCCGGTTTTTCGGCGGTCGAGAAATTTATAGACCCTTCAGGGACAGCTACGTGAGGTGTATCCCGTCCAATTCCTGGGCCGAGATCCCAATTCATTTCTCCTAGTCCGAAGCCAGGGTCGCGCTCTTCTTTTGCAAACGGCACGAGGGTGTTCCACAGGATAGGTCCAGCAGCAGTCTCTCGGTCACGACCAGCAATCAAAAAGGTCGCAGAGCCGTAATATGGATTTCTATAATCAGATGTGGCCCAGCGCCGATTCCTATATAGGTTGTCCCAGGTACGTATGTACCAGAACATGCGACTAGCAGGGTGTTCCGCGTCAATATTCTTGACGACTTGTATGGCAAAAGCGCCCGAGAACGTATAGGTGTTCTCGTAGAGGAGAGAATAGGGTATCTCGTGCTTCTGTGTCTCATATTCCTCACGGGACTCTGCGTCCATATAGACGTGCCGAGTCTCCAGAGTCAGGATGGGTTTTCCTATGAGTTCTCTCGGAAGTGGAGCGAACGTTGTGGTCGGTCCACCTGTCCTGTCCACAATTTGGAAGGCCGATTCGCTCCAAGGTGCAGGATGGACGACCGAATCGTCGGAGCATTCCACACATTCTTCTAGAGTTCGGAGTGTGAGTTTCAGGCGAAATTTTTGTTGTTTCATTGCACATGTGGGGAGGCCACGTGAATTTCCAGGAATCGGAATTTTTAGGCGGAGTCGTCCAGGTGTTGCTTGGCGGGAGAGATCCCTTGTATCAGAATCAAAGCCTAGTTGGCCTGAGAGGGCCTGTGTGAGCCAAGCTGAATTTAGAGAGCCATGTGACAATTCACTTGCCCATAGAGAGTCGCCAGAGGTTTCGTAAAGGAGCACCTTATCCTGAAAAATCTGGATATTGGAAAAAAGGAAGTATGCAATTCCGCGTGTATAACCGTATGTTCGGCTCGTGTTCGGCGTATTTATATAGTAATTCCATTCGCCGTTTTTGGCTGCAACGTCCGGAGGAAGCCAGGTAGGTAGGTCTATAAGTATGGTGGATTCCAGGAACAATTCACCGGCGACCTCGAACTCGAATTCACAGGAGCGACCAAAGTCAGTGGAATTCAGTGGAACGTTGCGGCGCAATTCATTTAAGAATGCAGGGCGGCGTTCATAGCGTGTTTCAAAGGGATTGACTGCGTCTTGGAGCGTTTTACTAAAAAAATAGGTGTCTTTATTGCCTCGCGCAATTGACTCGTATAGAGAACCCTCCATAAGCGCTCCGGAACGTTCGGACGCCATCCTATTCAGACGGGCGACTTACTTGAAACGCCGAGTAGCGCGAAGAGGTTGAACAAGTGACCACACAGGCGCTTTTTTTACGCCCTGAGTGTAGGTCGTGATGGAGTTCACCTTGAGGCGGTAGAGCAAACGGTTGATCTCTTGTTTAGTGATAGAGGGATAGGTGTTTTTTAGCTCTAAGAACAGTTCCCTTGCTGTCTTATTTCCTTGAAGTAAGACATGGCGAATGGCTTGAATCAGCTTCTCTCTCTCCAAAATTATATTGGGCTCAACCTGAGCCGTGTAGTAATTCTCTGTGTTCTCTAGGGCAGACGTAGTTTCCTTGGAAAAGAGCAGTGAGCAGAGGTAAAAGAGAATAAGAGGAAAACTAGCTATAGCAGCCATGAAGAGATATACTTCGGCCACGTGGATAAGGATTTCGTATGTGTAACGCATTTGCATAATGTATTGGGGGCATTCAAGATGCGGCGAAAGCATAATTGCAGTGGAGTAGGGTGCGTTGTACTCAATGTCAGAAATAGTTGGCATTTGAATTTGAGAGAGGATGAAATCTCTCATCCCGGTGAGCACGTTCAATTTTTCGAGTCGCAAAAAATGTGCCCCCCCCTTTTATACTAAGTGCTGTTTTGAAATGTTGCTCTAATAATGGTTCGGTATTTACGGGGCTACGATGCAGATTTCAATGGGATTCTTGTCCTGTGGACGCCAGAAGCCCATGCGGCGCTCGCACACCATACTCTTCGTTTGGGCGAAGAGGCGCACGAACACGTAGCCTACACCGCCGAGGGCAAAACCAAGGAACGTGGGCGCGAGAACTTCGGGGAATGGCGGGAGCATTGAGGGGGGA